CTCCAACCTTTCGGTTGACCAGGTTGCTTTTGAGAAGTTGGCATACTTTGCCCTTCGTCCAGAAATGTACTTTGACCAGTTCGCAGACGTGCAAGCCACGAACGCAACAAACCCAGGTGCATCCGTTAAGTTCACGGTCTTCGCAGACCTTGCAGCAGCAACAACTGAACTTGGTGAAGCAGAAGACGTAACCCCAGTCGCAATGAGCGACAACCAGGTTACCGTCACACTCAAGGAATACGGTAACGCAACAGTTACCACGGCGAAACTTCGTGCTTCGTCTTTCCTCCCTGTGGACCCAGTAGCCGCTAACGCTGTTGGTTACAACGCTGGTTTGTCAATTGACACCATCGCTCGTGATGTCCTTCAGGCTGGCACAAACGTCATCTACGCAACAGGTGGCGCAACCCAGGAAACAGCACGTGTTGACCTTGACGCTGATGACACCATCACTGCTAAGGACATCCGTCGTGCAGTTGCACAATTGCGTGGAGCAAACGTTCCAACCATCGGTGGCAACTATGTCGGTTTCATCCACCCAGACGTATCGTATGACCTTCGTGGCATCACCGATGCTTCAGGCTGGCGTGACTCGTACAAGTACACCAACGCAATGCCTCTTTACAACGGTGAAATTGGTATGTTTGAAGGTGTTCGTTTCATGGAGTCGCCACGTGCGCCTCTGTTCGCTAACGCAGCAAACACCACAGTTGACGTGTACGGTACCCTCATCATGGGTCAGCAGGCACTTGCCAAGGCTGTCTCAATGGGTGGCGAGTACGGTTCACAGCCAACAATCGTTTACGGTGCAGTCACCGACCTCCTCCAGCGTTTCCGTCCAGTCGGTTGGAAGCACTTCGTTGGTTACGGTGTGTTCCGTCAGGAAGCATTGCGCCGCATTGAATCATCTTCAAGCATTGGTGCAAACAACGCCTAACCCCTGTATAGTGTCCGTGTCCTAGAGACACAGCACAGCAAGCGAAAGCCCTTCACTTCGGTGGGGGGCTTTTGCTATTGTGTAGACATGGCAACATTTCGCCCACCAACAGACAACTTTGTGAACTGGGCTTTGCCAGGGGAACGTGGAATCCTTGCGTATCTGAAACCAGGTAGGCGTGGACGTAACGTGTTCAAACTAAAAGATGGGTCGTTCACTGAATGGCAACCAGGAGATTTTGACGACATTGCTTTCACTTACCACGGCGGTCATATCCATCAATTAACGGCACAAGAAGAAGCAGACCTGCGGGCTGCTGGATATGGTGATTACATTGAAGCATAGAGAGAAGCATCCAAATCTGGATGTTGAAGGTTGTTTCGGGTGCAAGGTTGCAGGGGTCCAGATTGGGTCTAACTCCACCACCACCAAGGGTGAATCGGTAGCGGCTATTAACCAGCGTGAAAAGAACTGGTCCAAAGATATGCCTGCCTATAAGCGTTTGCGGGCTGAAGGTTTGCAGCCTAAAACGATTGATGGCTGTCATGCTGTGGAACAGTTGGCAACTTCTCGTCATCAGATTGAAGGAACTCCAGCACCGCAATAGTGCTATGATTATTACCGTATGGCTCAACCTGCTGACCAAGACCTAATTCTCACCCGTGGTGACACCGAGACCCTAGTCGTAACTATCACGACTGATGGGTCTACTGCTGTTGACATTACTGGGCGTACCTATAAGGCTCAGATTCGCAGCACCCAGGACTCCACCACTATCAAGGCATCGTTTACTTGCACCGTCACTTCTGCTGGTTCAGGACAGGTCACCTGCGTATTGTCTGCTACGTCTTCTGCTGCTTTGTCTGCTGGTTTGTATTTCTGGGACCTTGAAGAAAATGCGTCAGGTGTTATCTCCACCATTTTGTCAGGGAATGTCACGGTTCTTGCTGATGTGACGAGGTAGCAATGGCTACTACAAACATCACACTTACCCGTGGAAGTAACTTAAACAGTTACGAAATTGTTGTTACACGAACCACTGAAGTTGTTGGTTCGCTAGTTGTTCCTGTAGTGTCTGCTACTACCGTTGACGCTATTGTCACGGTTGTTACAAGCGTTAACACAGGACCACAAGGGGTGCAAGGTGCGACAGGACCAACAGGACCGCAGGGAATTACGGGCGCAACAGGTCCGACAGGAAATACAGGACCGACAGGTCCTACTGGACTCACAGGCAGTACAGGACCTACTGGACCTACAGGAGCAACTGGAAACACAGGGGCAACTGGACCCACGGGCAGTACAGGACCTACGGGACCTTTGGGACCAACAGGTCCTACAGGCGCAACAGGAAGCATCGGAGCGACAGGCTCAACAGGACCAACAGGTCCAACTGGAAGCACAGGTCCAACAGGCGCTGTGGGCTCTACAGGACCGACTGGGGCTACTGGACCGACAGGTGCAACGGGACTTACGGGAAGTACGGGGGACACTGGTCCTACTGGGGCTATCGGTCCTACTGGTCCAACTGGGAGCGATGGTCTTTTAGGTCCTACTGGACCGACTGGTGCTACGGGTGCCGATTCGTTCGTTACTGGACCGACTGGACCTTTAGGTCCAACGGGGGCTACAGGTCCAACAGGGGCAGCCTCAACAGTCACAGGACCGACTGGTCCGACTGGTCCTGCTGGTACAAATGGCATCATTGGTGTAGACGGTGCGACAGGACCGACTGGTCCTACTGGTCCAACAGGTGCTACGGGTCCTACTGGTCCTGCTGGCTCAAACGGAACTATCGGGGTGGACGGCGCAACAGGTCCGACTGGTCCTACGGGTCCAACTGGAGCCACAGGTGCAGCGTCTACAGTGACAGGACCAACAGGACCCACAGGTGCAACAGGACCTACAGGTGCAGCAGCCCCCGTTCAAACAACTCGCAACCTAACTACATTTATAATCATGGAGGTTAATCCGTAATGGCTAGTGGTGATGTTTTTCCGAAAATGTTATGTGCGCCAACACTGTTGGGTACATCAACAACAACTTTGTTCACTGTTCCTTCTAATCGCCAATGGGCTGTTAAACAAATTATTGTTTGTAATACTGATGGTGTTGAGCGTATTTTCCGTTTGGGTTATAACGGTTCTGTTGTGACTGCTGGTAACTGTTTTGTGTATCAGTTGCCGATTGCTGCTTATGACACGATTGTTTTGGATACGGCGATGGTGTTTGAGGCAGCGCAGACTTTGCAGGGTTATTCTGATACGGCTTCTAAGGTGACTGTTTCTGTGACTGGTTGGGAACGAGAAATTTAATGGGTATTTCTGCTGCTCTTGGTTCGCAGGCTTTGTTGCCTGCTGGCTTGGGGTTCCGTAATCTTTTGATTAACGGCGACTTTGGTATTTGGCAGCGTGGCACTTCGGGGGCTATGGCTACTGGTTCATATACTGGATTTCTTGCTGACCGCTGGACCGCCGCCCGTGCAAGTTATGCGGCAGGTGGAACCGTTAGTCGTCAATTAGCATCTCTTGAAGGGTTTCAATATTGTTCCCGTGTTCAGCGAAATTCGGGGAACACAGACACTGCTCGCACATGGTATTTCCAAACAATGGAAACGGCTAACTCCATCCCTGTTGCTGGTAAAACAGTTACATACAGTTTCTATATTCGTGCAGGTGCAAACTTTTCAGGTTCATTGAAAGCGTTGCTCTACAGCGGTACGGCGACTGACGGGGCGAACTTTCCCGATGGTGCTATAACTGGTTCAGTAACAGTTATTGAATCAACATTGTCTTTGACTACTTCTTGGCAGCGTGTCGTTTTATCTGGTCGTGTTGGTTCTTCTGCTACACAGTTGTTTGCTGGTTTTGAGTGGAACCCTAGTGGCACTGCTGGGGCTGCTGATTTTTTTGAGATTACGGGTGTGCAGTTGGAAGCGAATACGCAACCGACCCCGTTTGAACAATTACCTATCGGTGTAGAACTGGCATTGTGCCAACGGTATTTCCAAACAATTGGTCCCGACAGAATGTGGGCGTACAATCGCTACTGGAATGTTGGTCTTTCTGGAGGCGACCAAACAATACAATTTGAATGGAAAACAACAATGCGTACTGCCCCTACTGTTACAACAACAGCAGGTTCACGGATTCATTCATTTAGATATGCCTCTTATAATACTGGGGAAGTTACTTATAACCTTGAAGAAATAGGAACATCTGCGGATAATTGCGGTTCAATGGCTTATTATTCAACAAACAATAGCGGCAATTTTCTTGCTGTTGGTTATACATCGGGAAGAAATGTTAATACGATGTGGGTTAATGCAGAACTATGAGTATTGAATTACCACATTGCAATTTTTTTATTGATGCCAATGGCATTGTTTATTACGACAACGGTGTTGTTGTAAACGATGGTAACGGTTTGTACCAGGCGTATCTAGCGTGGGTTGCTGAAGGAAACACCGCCGAAGAATGGAGTCCTAATGGGAATCAGTAATGTTTCTAACGGTTTACGGTCTGGTGTTTGCACGTCGTCTACCCGCCCGACAGCCCCGTATGAAGGGCAGGTTATCTATGAGACGGATACTGACAGGGTGCTGGTATGGAACGCATCTGCGTGGGTCATCCCCAACTCCCCTGCACAAAACCCAACAGGACTAGAACTGATAACCAGGGTTTCCCCAACCCCCGCTTCCACTATTTCTGTTGCAGGCTGCTTTTCTTCTAATTACACAGACTACAAAATAATCGCTACACCTATAGCCCCTGCTTCTTCAAGCGACATCAGAATCAAACTGGTCGCTAGCGGTACTGCTGCGTCTATCAGTTATTACATGACAAACATATTTGTAGGTGGTACATCTATCTCGTCAAATAGTGAAAACAACCAGTCATCTTGGCGTGGGGTTTATTGCGGAGCAGGTACTTCAGGTAACGCAAACATTGGATTTTACAACACTTTAACTTTTGATTTGTTTGGACCTTTTGCGACCAACTCAACAAGGTATGAAATGCAATCATCTGCTTGGGATGGTTCGCAAACTAACAATCGTTCAGCGACAGGTTTCCATGACCAGCCAACAAGTTATAACGGTTTTGAATTGTCGGCTGGTTCTAACATCACTGCAACAATTTCTGTTTATGGATATAGGAACTCATAATGCCGATTACTAATTATCTTCCTTCGTCACGACTTATCCAGCCTGGTGTGTGTACTTCGTCTACTCGTCCTGCGTCACCGTTTGAAGGTCAAGTCATCTACGAAACCGACACGAAGCGTACTCTTGTGTGGCAAGGTACAGCGTGGGTTATGTTGACTGACGCTGACACCCCGCCAGGTTTGCAACTTATTTCAGGAGCAACTTTTTCCAATGTCGCAAGCATTGACATAACTGGCTTTACTTCAGAGTTTGAATGGTACGAAGTGTACT